GTGGGATACCTTTTCAACAAAATATTTTCCATCCAGATTTCCAAAGCCGGATAATTTTACGTTACTCGTTGCATATAAAGACATTTTGGGCGGTATTGTCAGCTTCATGGTCCTTTCTTTTCGATTGGCATTTCTTAAAATGCTTTCTCCGATTCGTCTGGCATCGGCTTCACTGTCTGCTTTCTGATTGGTTTTATAAAGCCTTTCTTCTGTACCAACCAGTATTTCAACAGTCTTTTCATTATTGGGATTGGCATAACTTACTTTGGCTCCGGTATATGTTCCCTGTATCGTGCTGTTGTATGACCATTTTGATACCATCTCCGGTACAATGGTAAGCACCGGAGATTTTTCAAAGTACTGTTTTAAATCCCATATAACCAGGCGGTTGGAATAAACCTTAATGCCCAGGCCATATTTTTCACATAGATTTTTCAAAAATTCACTATCCGCCTGCTTATCCTGCTCTGTTTTTGATACCGTAATATCCTCACCAACTTCAAATATCAGTTTCAAATTATATTTGGAAGCAATTTCGTTGGCAATCAGGCGAACCGTTGCATTTTCCCATGTTTTTGTGTTTTCTGATTCTTTAAATGAAGTGTCAACAGGTGCAGAAACTCCGTTAATTGTGCAGGAAAAAGGAGGACAGGACAAAGAGTAATCATCCACTAAAAAGACTCCGCATAATACTGTCATCTTCTCTCCTTCATAGTTCCAATTCTCAAGAATAATGGAAGGAGAGATTTTATCACCCTTTTCCGGTAGCCAGGTTCGGCTCCATTTTAAATCACGGTCGCTTAAGGATATGGATATGGTATCTGATTCATCAACAGAATCCTCATAGGAAAAACTCTCTATGTATGGGGATAAATTGTTCCATATATCAATTCCATTATAAACAACACTTAAATATTTTCTTCTTGGATTTCCCATATGCCCTCCCTCCTGTACACTTAATTATTATTAGTTCTCCAAACCGGAACTCCATTGGTTCTGCCGGTTGGAAGAGGTGGTGTCTTTAAAGAGATTCCTGCCGGGAAAATAAAATAGTTCAAACAGTTAAAATTATTACTCATCAAGTAGTCAAGATACTTTTCTTCTCCGTATACTTTTTTAGCTGCCATATCCCATGTATCACCCTGTATTGTTGTATATCGTTCTGTCATTTTTACCTCCTAAAATGCCACCCTGATTCTTTCTCTTTGAAATTGAGCCGCCCATTCTTTAAATTGCTCATACGTCATTTGAACTGCTCCGGCTGTCTCTTCCCTGGAAGCAGACTTTCCGTTAATATAAATAGTTGGACTGAATACAGGAGCAAATGAATTGCCGCTATTCATATCACTTGAATTAGATGAAGTCATACTTTCATAGACTTTCTCATAATTATTTTCTTCATAGGCACCAATCAGCCGGCCTGTTTCCTGCCAAAGCATTCTTGAACGTTTTGAATTATTTATTGGTATTGCCATTTCAGGGTATTCTTCGGCAAACCAGGATATTGTAGGATGCTTAATTAAGCCTCCTTTGGCATATCGTTTTACATTATAAGGTACCTCCGTTTGATTCTTGTCTAAAGATGTGGAGTCATACACTTGTTTTTCATTAAATCCAATAATCTGAGGTTCACCTGTAGGATATGTAAATAAACACCTAACATTACCTTTAACCACTATATCAGCAGTTTTATCGTTAGCGGTAGTCTCGGCTAAATCATACAACCTGTCGATGGCATTTGTTACAACAGGTCCACCATTGTCAAGATATAATGCTATTTCTTCTGGTATTTCTACGCCTGCATTTCTGACTTTTTCTATCGATGCCTTATACTCTGGATTTCCCGCTGCATTTATTCCAATCATTTGCCATAATGCATGTTTATCACCAGCTGCCGCTCCTATAAATGATGCATCTGACAACTTTTTAGCAACGTTTTCAGGTACTGTCTCTCCACGTTCCAGATAACCATTAAACTCGGCTTGTAACTGGGCATAATCCGATTCCATAGCTTTCCAATTACTTTGAATACTATCCATTTCATCATTGTCAATTTTATCAAATCCCATTTGTTCCCATAAAAAATTTGGTGAAAATACGTTTGCATTTTGAGCGTTTCTGATATCTAACATTACATCATCCAAACCAGATTTGACCTCAGGAATAATATCTGTAAATACATCCTGATATGCATCTGCTATCGTACTTACAGAGAAAGAAACACCATTCGCCTGATACTCCATTTCTTGATTACGATACTGATCCTTTATTATATTCTTCCTGTTATCATATTCCTGAACGGATATATCTCCACGATTCAATTGCAATTCCAAATCTCCCAGACTCAGATCCATAACTTGCATCAGCTGCTCACGTTCTTCGGCAAGGGTATCCTTTATTTCTTGCTGCAGATTATTAAATGTATCAGGATCTAAATCTTTACCAGAGTACTGCATCATAATTCTCTGCATTTTTCCCTCAAACCTGGATTTTATGACCTGATTTGTTACATTAGTTAACTCTGATTGAAGGGATCGTATCATTTCAGCTTCCTTGGAATCAATCACACCGTCAACTATAGCATTTTTGTAAACTTCCCCTAGCTGTTTTCCTTTTTCATTCACTTCAGAACCAATTGACTGGTAAGTTTCATTAAAGCTGTCAATTAACTGATTTCCTATATTACTATCCGAACCAAATAAAGCCTGGATATTTAGATTTGCAGAATACTGTGTTTGCTCAACAATATCCAGTGCATCTTTTACCAATCCATCAACCGAAGAGGCAAACGTATCCTTATCGCTTTCGTCCAGCTCAAATCCCATGCTAACTTTCCATATTAACTTATCCAAATTATCATTATTGTTTTTAAAGTTTTTAGAAAGCTCTTTTACTTTATCCAACTCTCCAAATGCTTTAGATAAGTTATTTAAATTGCCATTATCCACAATTTTTTTAGCAGTGGAATCAAGCTCTTCTACAGAAAGTTTTATAGATCCAAACCGTTGTTCCAAATCCTGTCGCGCCAATTTTTCATTGTGCGCCTTCACAGCCATAAAAACTCCGGTGATCGCCCCCGCGGCCAGACCAAATGCAGCTAAGGGCCAGGCAGTTATAAGCGATGATAAATTTCCTAATATACTTATACCTATATTTGCTGCCTTAAATGTTGCAAAAGCAGCTATAATTCCAGTAATACCCCCTTTAATTGCCTCAGGGTGGTCTAAAAACCATCCCCCAACAGCTTTCACCGGACCAAATGCTTGCACTAATCCATCAGCAAATTCAGCCATGAATCTTCTTGCTGTTGGAATATAATCTTCCAATGTTTCCCCAAAACTCTGAAGCCATTTGGTTGCTCCCTGAACAATTATTCTAAGCTCATCAGAAATACCTCTGTAAACATCAAGACTGATTCCTTCATACGAACCTTTAAAAAGAGAAACATCTCCTGCCAGATTATCCATTCGGACATTGGAAAGTTTTTGAGCGGCTCCTTCGCTATTTTCCATAGCCTCTTTCAGCCTGATAAATTCCTCATCTGAACCGTCCATCATGGCTAGAAATCCCGCCACACCGTCTTTACCAGCCAGCCCCGCAGCATACTCCTCTTTCTGCGCATCTGATAACCCTGAAAATCCGGACCTGAGTTCTGAAAGTACTGTGCCAAGCGGTTTCATTTCTCCTGAACTGTTTCTTAAAGATACAGACAACTTATTCATATAATTCTCAACTGATTTAGCAGGTTCCGATAGATGTGACAGTAGATTTTTCAGCGATTGTCCTGCTGCCTCTCCCTGAATTCCTGCATCAGACATCAATCCTACCGCCATTGCTGTATCTTCAACACTATAACCAAATGCAGATGCTGCCGGTGCTGCTCCCTGAAGTGCCTTTCCCATCATGTTCAGGCTAGTATTTGTACTTATAGAAGCTTGCGCCAGAACATCAACCATTCGTGCAGATTCACTGGCCTGCAGACCAAACGATCCCATTGTATCTGTTACAGTTCCGGATACACTTCCTAAATCCTCTCCAAAGGCTGCAGCCAGATTCATAACTTCTGGCAGCCCTTTTAACATATCCTCTGTTTTCCATCCCAGTGTGTTACCGCAAAGGCTTTTTATCCTCTGCTTCTTACAGTTTCCTGTAAGCTCAGCATATATCTTCACCCTCGTTTTACGTTAGGTTTGATAGCGGCTAACTATCTCAGACTGCCCTTCAGGCAACCGTGCCGGAGACTCGTGGGAATGTTTTTGCTTTCAATAACGCTCAACTCCTATGCGTTACAAGAACTGCCTGATCCGCAGCTCTCTCGGTATTAACATGACTGCAGTCTGTATCTCCTGCACTTTTAGCCTTCACCGATTTTCCCCGGTATGCACTGAACTTTTCAATTCAGCCGACCCAATATTAAGCCAAAGCCATACGTTCTAATTCCTGACCAGCCTCCTGGGCAGAAAAACCTGTGGTTCCTCCCATTTTTCTGGCTGCAGTATCAAGGCGTTCCATTTCAGAGGAAGTAGCCTTCGTAATTGTTTTAACTGAACTCATTTGAGCTTCATATCCTAAGCCTGCGGTAACAGACTCCTTTAAAAACTCTGTGGTTTTCCCAACTGCCAATGAACTTCCTTTAACTAAAGTATTGAAATATTTATCAGAAGCCTGTCCCAAAGCTTTTATTGCTTTATCCATTCCATCATCTGTTGCAATAATTCTCACCTCGCATTTCTTTCCCTGTTTTCTTCCCTTGCGGTCTCCGCCACATCCTTAATAAGCCTGGCTGCCTGGCTCAATGGAAGGGAAAAATAGAACTCCGGGCCGGCCTTCGTATACCGGCCCGCAAATATAAATGCCTTATTAACCTTTCGGATATCCTCTGCGCAGCTTATCCCTCGAGGAAGAAAAAACGGTACACCCGATTCTTCAATTTAACAGAATCTCCAGCCTTTAAGACATAAAATAATTCAAGTGGAAAACCAGTTACCTTTGAAGCAATAATCTGTGCAAAAAGCAGAGTTGCTTCCTGCATGATAATTCCGCTGCCTCCCATATTGGCATAAAGATCATAAACTGAGTTTAAATCCTTGCCTGTGAGCGATTCCATGCCGGATAAATCAAGACTGTCCACGTGTATTCCCTGATAATCCACTGGTTCCTTCAGTTTTATTTTCAACCATTCCAGAGCTGAAATCGACTCGCTTTCTTTCACAACTTTTTTCTCTTTTTCCATGTCTACTCTCCTTAACACATCTCTCTGACTTCACTTAATACATCATTACCATTTACGACATAGATACCGTTTAATTTATCAATTTCCAGTACCGTCTTACCATCCAGTACGATCTTATAATAGCTTAGGCCAAGTGTTACACTGGAACTCATCTTTGCGCCGGATTTCATAGATCCGGGTGCAAATTTTTTCACAACTCCGCGAACGGATATGGATACCGGCTTATACCCTACACTGCCGTCTCCTCCATCCATTCCCTGAAGTGCACCATTTAACGTAATATCTGCAGTCTGAGTCGGATCCATTAAAGAGAACACGTCTTTGCATAAAGACAGAAACGGTATTTCCATTTCCATGTCATCTACTAATCCAATTACAGGAACCGCCATGGTTCCGCCTACTCCCGCGCCTTCCAGGCTGTCCGTTAAATTTGTAATCTCCGGAAGCTTTACCTCTTCGGCAGTACCAATCAATTCTTTACCGCCTTTATATACTGTATATCTGTTGATTAAATGTAGTTTTAACATATTACTCCTCCTCTGCTGACATTGCATTTTCAAAAGCTGTTACATCAAATTCTTCCACTGCCTGTATGTATTCTGCAGGAGTATAAGGTGCAAAATGAATTCTGATCTTCATATGCCCAGCTAATACATCTTCCAGCGTATTCTCATCTTTCCTGTATTCTGCATATAACCCAGCACACATGCCGGCAGCCATTAAACTGTTTCCCCATATATTAAAGCTGTTGATGATATCATCCACCATTCTTCGGTTCATTCCTTCATCAAGCTTTGCTCTGTAAACGGTAATAAAGTAATTTGCTATGAAATCAAACATTCTACGGCAGCCAATCCATCTGTCTTTCGGGTCATCATTATCAGGATAGCAGCCAGTATTGTTACCAAACGACTTCCAGCCGTTATCATGAAATGCTGTTACAATTCCATAACCATTTAATTCTCCGGCCTGTACCTGGTCAAGAAATACTTCTTTCCCATTAGAAAGTACCGCTCCATCAATATTTAGAAGTTTATTAGAAGGATAAACATAAGGTACATCTCCATTGATCACGGTATAATAGCTCATCATCGCTCCATAAACGGAAGAATAATGGTACGTTTTTCCCGCTTTTGTCACCATGGGCCATAACACGATGGAATGTTTTTCGTCGTATCCCATTTCTTTCTTAGCCACAAGGCAATCCATATACTTACTGGCTCTCTCTGTATCTAAGTCCAGAAGGCACATGGCTCTGAATATACCACTGATTCCCTCACATTTTGACTGAAGTGCTGCACCTACATTTGGCTTTTCAGACCAGCCGGGAGCGGAAATAATACCAGGCACCAGTCCGTAT